CGCCAAGACAGGGAGCAATTCCTCACTCTATCAAGAAGAGAGCTGGGAAGGTATCGGAACTCCCCGAAGACCACTCAGCTATAGAAACGGTTTTAACTCCGAGCGTGCGAGTAAGTTGACCCCACAGAGGTTCAAGGTGTCGATATTTATATCGAGCAAGCAGCAAAGGCTGTAGCGTATGCTATCACATTAGAAGTATTCTCAGTGAAGGGCGCCACGAATTACCGGCAAGGGCCTAGTTAGACACAGTAACCACCATAATTGTTGGCCTGTGCATTTGGCGCGGTTCGTCTAGCGGAGCTATGGAGATGATTTCCAGTCATATCGTCTGATATCAGAAAGGACAATCAAGCAAGGACATTAGGCCCCTCAACCTGATAACTGGGGTTCGAATCCCTGACCGCGCACCAATCCATTAATCAAGAAAGGAATCAAAATGAAACTACAGGATTGTTTCTTTGTACGTTCAACCTTAGCTGATTTAACGCAAACTGAAAGGGAAAACTTCGATGGCAATAGATATGTAGGGTGTTATGCACTTTACATACCCGTAGACCTTAAAGACTATGGCCCACTTAGAATAGCTGGAACAACCGTAGATATAGGAGATATGGTTCTTATTAGGTCTTGGGAAGCTCCCTATTCTTATAGCAACGATAAATTAGGTCAGTTCAGGGTAGGCCCAATACATTCTCTTGACCCACAAGACTTTAGGAATAATGTTAATGCAGAGAATTTTATGATTATTCCAAGAGATAAGCAAGGGCTTATTGATGAATATAATAAGGCAATCGAGGCAGCTGAGGAGATAGATAAACGAATAGGGTGGATGGAAGCTCGAGGGGAAAAGCAATTTTCTGAGAAAGATTACAAGACAGAGGAAATTATTTTAGCCCTAGATTGTGGGCTTTCAGAGGAAAATGAGGACAAATTGAAAGATTTACTAAAAATAAACATAAAAATTTAACAACAGTATTGACTTTTACTGTCCTTTTGATTATATTCCCGCGCGAGCGGAAAATATTTTATTCTATAGTATCAGCATCTCTGGTTCATTTCCCGCGCCATCGGGATTCTCCTACCAGAGGTGCTTGGTACTTAATCTTTTTTTTAGGGAAGCAATGATAAAATTTTATAGAGCCCCAAGGTACATCCATAACAATTATGTGTCCTGGAAAAGTGACACTAAATATGGTAGAAAAACGTTTATTAATAGGGCAGAGGACTCAGAAGAGAAATACTTTAACGATGTGGATGATACAGGGACTACTTTCACCAGTAGCCAATATGGACGTATATTGGAGACTACAGGGATGCCGTTCTCGGCGAATCTTATACAACCAGTAGCTAATCAGAAGCTTGCAATCTTAACTCAGACTAAGCCTTCGACTAAGGTTATGTCCTTAGACGGTAGAGCTAAGCAACATGCAGCGGTCTTAGATAAGATGAAGTTTGCTGTAATGTATCACGGTAAGGCTCAAATGGAAATAGAGTCTATGATTAGGGATATGCTCATAACAGGAATGGGCCATCTCATGGTAGTGCCTATGAGCGCATATCAAGGTGGGCTATTTAATACTGGCATAACCTATGTCCCATTTGATGAAGTTATACTTGATATAAATGCTAAGAAGAAAAGCTTAGAAGATATGGAAGGTTTCTTTATAGAGAAAGCGTTCACAGAACCTAAGTTCTTAATTCTATACGCAGATATTATGGCTAACCTTACTGACCCAGCTACAGGTGAACCTGTCAGCCATAAGACTTTTACTAATACAACTTGGATGGAAGATAGGTTATCAGATAAGCAAAAGGTTACCACTACTATGTGGAACCAAGACAACTTTGTTGTTGTCAGAGAGTATTACGAAAAGATTTTTAGTACTATGTATGTAGTACCAAATCCTGAGACAGGTATATACCAATACTTATTCCAGGAGAATATGGACCTAGACCAAGAGAGTTTATTATCGATGGCAGTACAAACCTTTCCAGGTATGTACATCAAGAAGACACTTGTATTCGGTGATTTTGTAACGTGGGAAGAAACTATGCCCGTAACAACCTGGCCACTTGTGACTTCATTCTTCGAGTGGGGAGGTCGCCCATATCGTTCATATGGAATGGTGCATTTTACTAAAGGCATGTCAGATGCCTTCGAGAAATCTATGCAGATAATGGTTCTCAATGGAATCCTTGCCAATAACTCCGGCTGGAAAGCCCCTAAAGGCTCAATTGCCGAGGAGGATAGACCTAAATGGGAAGATTATGCTAATAATCCTAGAGTTATCAAAGAGTATGTACCAGTGGTCAGGGAAGGGCAGGTATTTATACCAGAGAGAGAAACCCCAGCTCAGATTGGGAACTTCTTTCCTTACCTTCTAGACTTATTGAAAAGTGGTATAGAATACTCTACGGGTATAACCCCTATACTTCAGGGTGATGCTAGTGAGAGTGGAGTTGAAGTATTCAGCTCATTACAGCAATATCAGAACGCTGCGATGCAGCGGATTATGCTAAGTACTACACATATAAACCAGACTATGGTTGACCTTGGTCAGGTTCTTATAGAGTACTTAACTTATAATATTGGCCCTGAGAACTATACATTCTTTGATGAAAAGGGTAACCTAAACGAATTAGACCTAGCAAAAGAAATTGCTAATGATATTAAGTTGCATAGGTATTTATCGGTAGCAGTGCCTTCAACAGCAATGCCTACCCAGAGATTAGCCACAGCAACAGAGCTTATGAAAATAGCTCAATCATCTCCTGACCCTGTAGAGCGTAGCCTGTATACACAGACCGCCATGGACTTGTCGGAGATACGAGAGTTTGACGATTTACGTGAGAAACTGGATGTAGTTAAGAAAACAAATGCTCAACTGGCGCAACTACAACAGGCTTACGAAAGACTAGAGGAAACATCAAAACAGATGGAAAATAAATATATCAACATATCCCTCGAGAATAGGATTCTTAAGCAAATGATGGGTAAAGAAAAGCAGATAGCGGAAGCTTATGCTAAGATGGAAACTAAAATATCAATTGCTGAAGACCTTGCGAACAAGGATTCGCAGGACAAACAAAAACCGAAAGAAGGTAAATAATGCCAGAAAACACATCTACTAATGCCGCGACATCTGACTCTTCGATAGACATAGACGCTATCTTCGGACCAGAGCCAGGTAGTGAAGGCTTAAAAGATGCAGTTGACACGCCATCGGGTAACGATGGTTTACCTCCAGTAGAGTCTGAAATCTTCGACGGACTAACGAACGTCGGACGAACAAACTTTAAGGGACAAGATAATACGCCTAGAAACCCTCAGGAAGTGATTGCGCGATTACAATCTGAGAGAGATAAGGCGCTGTCCCAAGTGAAAGATTGGGAAACTCAGGCCTCCAACTGGAAAACTGCAAACGATTTCCTAGGAGAGCTTGAATCAGATGCTGATGTCAGACGTGCATTTATGCACGAATTGGACCCTGAATTAGTTAAACCAAAGAACCCTTATAGTCTTATTAAAGAGACGCTCGGGGAAGAGTTTAAGGACTTTACTCCTAATCCTGATGAAGCGAATGTATTTGGGTCGAAGACCTGGATGTACAACCAGAGAGCTAATGACCTCTTAACAGAGGCCAAAACTAAATGGGCCATACCTGAATCCTTAAAGGGTCTCAGGGAAAAGCGTAAGAAAGATTCAGATACAGCTAATGCTGCAGCTTTGAAAGAAAAGCAAGATATAATGACGGGCATGAGCTGGGATGATAATACATGGAGCGGATTTGCTACGTGGATGCAGTCTTCGAAAGGAGAGGATTTCGCAAAAATCTACTCTTATATCTTACGTAAAGGTGGAAAAAAACCAGGTAACTTAGCGACTCAAAGAGGATATAATATTAATAGTAACGCCGCTGGTCATTTCTCAGAACTTGACCCATTTTTTGGCGTTACCAATCCACATTAAACTTTTAGGAGTTAAATAATGCCAACTGCTAATGATTATACAATTACGTATTATCAAGGGCAACCTGTCGTAGACAATATTCCTAGTACGTTTAGGGAGTATGACCGAAGAACTGCGCTGTTAACTTACATCTCAGAAGGTCGTGCTAACTTACTTAGACTACTTTGGGAATATGCTCGTCGTTCTGGCGCATATGTATGCCGTGACACTGAAAGTCGCTGGGGTATCGAATATGGAAGGCTTGCAAAAATCTTTCATGCTGCAGATTCAGAAGAATCTTCAGGAAGCGATGACCTTAACGATATCTTCGTACTCACAAATGCTGAGGCAAGAAGATTACAACCTAGTGATATACTCAATAATATGGGTTTCTGGGTTAAGATGGACGCGTCCACGGGACGTACAATGGCTGCTGGAACTGGTGAAGGAATCAGAGCTAAAACCTCTGTTTACTCACTACCAGAGCAGGTAAAGGTTGTAGAGAATTTTGGAGATGACTCCCATAGTGCTGGTAAGACTAAAATAAGAGTTCGTAGAAACTTTGGTGGAGCAGCCCCAACAGGCGTCGGCCATGCAGATACTACGGTTGATTTGACAAGTCCAAGCCCAGCATACTCTACTGATGTCGGCGTTCCATTCTTATGGAAAGCTGGTAACTCTATTCCAGAAGGTCGTGATGACCAATGGACATACAATGATGTTGATGAATACGATTACAATTATGCTCAGATAGTTATGAGAAAGTGGTCAGCCACTGAAACAGAGCAGAATGTAGACCGTTTCTTCACTAGAGAAAAAACCTTTCAGAGAAATGCAAGACGGACCCTTGAAGAGTTTGCTAGAGAACTTGATTCTATAGCAACTTTTGGAACAAGAAAAACTGAAACAGAGAATGGTCGTAGAAAATGGTACACTGGCGGAATCTTGGAATTCATTCCTGAATCCAACAAAATACCTTATGACGATTCATTGTTCCAGACTAAAAACTTTAACAACCAGCTAAAGGATATGTTCTACTATGGCTCTCAGACCAAACTAGTCCTCTGCGGTGCTGATTTCTATACGAAATTCAGCAATATGATTGATAACAAAATCGTACTTCCTGCAGCGGTTAATGGCTGGGGAGTTGAGCTTACAAGATTCTCCGCTACAAACGGTGGAACCTTATTGCTTGCTCCTTCTGATACTCTATCCTTACATGGAATGTCAGATTATGCTATCGTAATTGACCCTGCTCACTTTCAGTATGGACACTTGCAGAACATGGACATCAAGACAATTGCTGTCGAAACTGTAAACCCACACGAGATGGAAGGCGAGATTTATGGTCAGATTATATTTAAGAGAACAAATCCACAAGCACATTGGTGCTTTGTAAGTGCTGCTAGCTAATAAATAACGAAAGAGACAAAAATGGCTGATATAGGAACAATACAAAAAAATGTCAACAAACCCTTAAGAATGATGGGTATGAAGTCTACTACCGTTGAAGGCCCGATTTTATATTATGAGTATGGTACATTCACAATAGCTAATGCAGCTACTACGGGTGAGCTACCAACTGATTTAACTAGAGTTATTGGTCTCATTTTGACACCAATGAATGCTTATACAGCGACAGCTTTAGCTTACTCAGACCTCGTTATAACATCGAGTGCAATCACTGTACAAAACGTAGACCCAGGCAATGCCGCTGGCGCTGCCTACGCTTATCTTATGATAGGTACTGTTGAGAATGAAAGTTAAGGAGGTAATTCATGGCTAATAGAAGAAGTAAAGTTATGGATGCTCCTGTAAATCCAGCAATAATGCCAGGATTCGTTATGATAGCTGACACCGTTACTTTAACGGCTACTAAGGCTCTGACAATCGTTTTCCCTGCATATACTATAGTTGCAGTAGTTGCCTCGTCAACTGCCGATACTGATGCAGAGAAGATTGTTTGGACCTCAGCTGTTTCCAGTAATGTTGGAACTGTAACGTTTACTGCAACATCAGCTGGTGCAACCAATAAATTTAGCTATATCATCTTAGCGTCAGTAACAGAAACAGTTGCTGCTAACGCTATTACGGATGATACAAGCGAAACGCCTATAACTTAAGGAAAGACTATGGCAACACCCAACTTAATACAGTTAAGTCAGGATTTAGCCTATAAGTTACAGGACCCCGCTGGTAGTGGAACGCTACCTGGGGAACGTTGGACTGCAGATGGAAGGCTCGGGTATATCACTCGGGCCTACCGTCGCTTTTATAGGATACTGACACAGCTCTACCCAGAGCTAACATTTATGGTTTTTAAGTCGAACTACAAAGTAAGGTCGACAGATACCACTGATACCAGTGGAACCTTCGATGTCTCAGCTTACGAAGAGATATACGAAGTTTTTTGTAAAATGCCCACAGACGAAGAGTGGAATAGGGCGACATATATTACCCCTAAGGATTATGTCAGCACCTTTACTGGCTATAGTGATTTTTTTACTCCAGATTATAATTCCTCTACTTTTTATTGGAGCGTAATTGGTAACCACATATCTATTTTGCCCCAGATACAGTACTCAATTTTCTATTCTTATAGAGAAGATGAGTCTTCAGACTTCGTCTACAACACAGGAACAGACCTAGTTATGGACCCCACCTTTTGGGATATCCTTCTAAGTTTAGCCGCCGCTGAAGCATACATGGACATAGGCCAAATGGATATGGTAAATATGTACAAAGCAGATGTTAGTGAACAACTGCAAGTTTTAGCAGTCGATAAACAACAGAAGGAAAAAACTGATGAAATGGATTAAATATGTTTTACTTGGGCTTCTCCTTACAACTTTAACTGAACCTATTTTCGCTCAGAAAATAAGGTTCCCTACTAACGTTAGATATGTAGCGGGAGGTTACACTACAAACAGAACACCATATTTTAATTCCCTAGAGTATACATTAAATAACGTAAAACCCTTCGCTACCGCAGAAAACCCTTATGTATTTTGGGTTGATAGCGATACTTTACAAATCCATGACTGGGATTCAGTGTTTACTGCATCTGGTCTAACTATGAAAGATAGCATTGATATATACTATGTTGCAACAGGCAAGGTTAAATGGGGTGGTTTTGCAGCTCAGGGCACGGGAGGCGGTGGTGGAGCTGTTATTGTCGCTCCAGAAGGACTTACTACCCATTACAGTCTGTGGACTTGGACCGGTCAGTCTAGTCTTGCCACCTGGCAAACACGTCTGGGACTCAATGCGGACTCTATCGACCTTAAGCTATGGGAACTCATTGTTTATACCGATTCGGTCTACCTTTATATCGAGAATGATACCCTTAAGTTCAGAGCGGGTTCCTTGTCGGCTAGCGGGTGGAACCCAGATACAACTACAGTGGTTCGTACCACAGGTAATCAAAGTATAGCTGGTGATAAAACGCATACAGGTGGATTACTAATGGGGGTAGGTGGTTATTTAAGGTCACCATCTGCTTATAGCGCAAGCTATCATTGGTGGAGAACAGCTAGTGGGTTATATTACTATAACGCAGTAGATACGCTTCTAAACCTATTTATTGATAATGAAACTGGTGAGCTAAGCAATGATTCGCTTATTACTTGGCAGAATATAAATGATGCAGTTAAAGATAGTATGTCTACTAAATGGTGGTTACAGTTCTCACTGGACTCTGACCCAGCGCATAGCGAGGGTAGAATATTCTACGATTCTAGTGCTCATGCTTTATCAGTTTATAATGATGAAAGTGAGGTAAAGCTAAGTGTAGGCTCAGAGATATATATTAGAGTTTATAATGCAAGCGCTACAGATACCATCTTTAATGGTTATCCTGTGTATCCTTCAGGAGTAGCTGGAGTAGAAACAGGTGCAGTAAGTATAGCAAAGGCAGATGTCGATGCTACTTCTAATGTAATCGGTTTAGCTACACATGATATTGAACCACAAACATTCGGGTATATAACCAGATTTGGTTATGTGCATGACTTAGTGACAACTGGTATGACGCCAGGCGGAACGGTATATTTATCTGCTACAATAGCAGGAGGTTTAACAACTACTAAACCTGATGCCCCAAATACTGCAGTACCCCTTGGTGGGGTCACTAGGGTAGATGATGATTCAGGTTCTGTGTTTATTGTAATGGATAGATTTAATCCTATCAATGGCTATACAGCCATAGGGTTTGTAGATTCATCTTATACTATAGACCTTACAGTTAGCACTCCTCTACAGATTACAAATGCTAGCAATAACTTATTTATAGAGAACTCAGATATAGCGCATGATGTGACTTTATCTGGTGATTCATTAACGCTAGTTGATGCTGGTGTATACATTGGTGTGATAAGCCATAGTTTCCAGGGAGCTAATACAGGTATATATAAGTTTTTTGCTAAACTAGATGGTACAATTATACCAAATGCTGCAGCTAATAGATTAACCTCGACAGCAGATGTAGGAAATGTTGGATATAACTTTGCGGTTAAGTGTACTGCAGGACAAGTTCTTACCTTTTGGGTTGAGAACACAAATAGTTCTACAGACGCTACTATGATATCTTCAGCTGTGATAGTATATCAGGTGCGGTAATGAAGAAATTTTTAGCAATATTGTTATTAACAACCACCAGCCTATTTGCACAGATAGGAGGTTCAGGTACATATGCTGACCCATGGGAAATAAGTACCCCTGGTCAGCTTGACACCGTACGTCTCTTTATCCAAGATAGTACTGGATATAAAATATTTGAGCTTATAAATGATATTGATTGTGATGGGGTTACTTGGATGGATGGTGACACTTTATTCCAAGGGTACATGCTTGCAGCATCAGATACATTTCAATTTGGTGGCAATAATTTTACTATCTCTAATCTTGACTTAAGGTGGGACACTACGGCGCATGCTATAACTGGAACAAAAACTGGGGGGCGTACTGGATTTATTGGTAGAAAGATACAAAGAAGTTATTCAGATGAGGATACCTTATTACATGATATCACTTTCGATAATGTTAGAGCGTTTTGGGATAGCACTCAAACTAATTCTGCTGCCGAACAGCCAAGAGGTGCGATAGGAATTGGGGAACTACCATCTAGTTCAACTTTCTGGGCTGAAAATATGCTTTATAATGTTAAGTTTATTAACTGTGTGATATGGTGCAATGCACCACTTGCATCTACTGCCAATGGAGTCGCAATAGTTATTGGAAGCCTTGCCGGAGGTAGTGCAGCTAATGGATATTGGGAGTTTATAGAAGTAGGTGTAGAAAATTGTATATCATATACGTACATAGGTAATCAGTTTAATGGTATGAGAAGTGGTGGTTTTGTTGGTTATCAAACTGCTGGAGCACAAAAATATACAAGATGTTATGTAAAAGATAGTTATATCTATCAACATATGAACCCTGCAAGATATGAGTTTAGTAAAGGAAGTCTTGGTATTTTTGCTGGTATTGTCACTTATGCTAGTATAACCCAAGATTGTTATATGTATGGAAATACTCTTGTAAGTAATGGGACTTATGGTGGTAACTCTGACCCAAGTGAATCTGGTGGATTCTGTGGGGCACAAACAGGAGGTGGGACTGGGAATGTATCTAGGATATATTTAGCTGGTAATACATATATAAGACAATTTGCTGCTGCTGAAACAGATTACAATTGTTGGTTTTCTCCTAGGTTCGCAGCTGGGCAGACACTTGTTGAAGACCATTATATAGATACCACTGGTTTAGCTGCAAGTGATTGGAACGATTTATATGAGGCTGCAACAGGCTATGCTAATCTAACTAGTGTTGGTGATACAGTTACTTCTCTTAACTCAGCAGAAATGAAGGTTGAAAGCAATCTTAACAACTTTAATTTTACTACCACTTGGCGTTATACTGCTGGTATAAATGATGGATTCCCACATCTGTTATGGGAATTACCAGCGATTGAGTTAACTGCTCCAGCTGGAGGAGAAAGTTTCGCTTATCCAGATACAATTGATATTGAATGGAGTGGTCAGGTTGATACAGCTTTAGTATATTATAGTCTTGATAATGGTTTTACTTATACTTTAGCTCCAGTTGACACTATCATTGGTGATACAATATGGATACCAGTTGGGTTAAGTAGTCAAGAGTTTAAGATTAGAATTACTACATTAGATAGTGCTTCTGTCAGCTCAAGCGGTACGTTTGAATATTTAGGGGTAACTCAACTTACTATATTAGAGCCTATAGGTGTTACTGGTATAGTAAATGATGGTACTTATGCAGATTCTATAGTGGTACAGAGCATCTTAGCTGATTCAGTTAATCTATATTATAGTTTAGATTCTCTTGATTGGGTATTAATAATAGAGAATGTCCCTCAGCCAGAGACTGTTGATACAGTGTATTACTATTGGGACCCTATCCCTCAAGTGTCTGGTAATATATGGATTAGAGCTACAACAGAGGCTGACACAAATAAATATGGTCCATTTGACTCTACCACAGTCGCTTTAAGTGGGGCCATGAGACCTTCTCAACCAGCGATATGTTGGACAAATGGTGGTATTCACAGTGCATTAAGAAGAGATTTTCGTTTAGATGTAAGTTGTGGTTGGTCTAACCCTACAATTCAATTAGTAACAGGATATGTTAATGATGATGGTGATGGTTTTAGTCATGTATATGTAGGATGTGCTAATCCTTGTCCTATACCAGTTTGGAGTACAATAGGGCATGTATATATATTCGATGCAGTGGATACAATAGAAACTACTTGGACTGAGTTTTATGATGAGGAGGGGACTACAGTTACCTATAAACAAAGATTATATTGGATAGGTGATTCTACATTATATATGAATGACCTGAGGAATGACATAGATAGCATTGCTTTAGTGGACCTTTCAACATATTATGCAGCTGTAAGTGGTACTGGTTGGACTGAAAACCCCAGGCTAGGTGTTTATAATGTACAATGGTCTAAGATATCGGGTGATACATTAGCGATAAATACAGATTTTGAGAGCTTAAATGATGTTGGATGGGCGCCTAAATTAATCATGACTGGTCAAAGGATACCTAATGCTCAATATGATGGGATAAGTTATGATTTGTTAGCTGCTCCCCCAAGTGGAGAATATGCAGAAGATATAGTGCTAGCTTATAGCGCTTTTAGTTACTTAAGATATTATTTTAGAGGAATACATCCAAAAATAAGGAAACATTAAAATGGCAAAGAAAAGAGCAAGTTTTGCTTTACCAGGTTCGTTTAAGCAACGTTCAACATCAGGTGGTGGTGGTAAAGTTGTTAAAAAAAGTGGTGGGAATAAAAAGAAAAGCACTAGACCTATCACGGTTAGACCTTCTACCGTATTAAGGATGAAGAAAAAATGAGTCAATTATTAACATTGTTAGCTCCAGCAGGTGGAGCGTGGAACGGTGACCCAGAAACTCTTTCACCTACCGAGCACTATAATGAACTGACTTGGACAGGTACTACTCCAAATGAATTCTGGACAGATGCTAAAGGTTTAACTAGAGGGTGGGATTTAGAAGCTGGTAGTAGGACTGCTTCAACTCAAAATG